CGATTGGGACCAACTGTACGCGTTCATCAAAGAACACGATGTACCCCAGTTACTCGACCGCCGTTTGAACCAGACGAATTTAAAACAATTCATGGAGGAAAACCCTGACGTTTCTCCCAAGGGAATGAACGTCGACACCGAGTACGTAATAGCTGTGAGGAAAAAATAATGGCAGAACCATTCGTCCCTATAGAAGATTTGGCAAAGCATTTTGCTGTGTCTATCTCGACTATCCGTGCGTGGGTACGACAGGGGCATATCCCTAAGTCCACGTACATTAAGATCGGCAACACATACAGGTTTAACATGACTGCTGTGACCGCCGCACTAACCACCGAAGCAGAAGAAGTAGCCCACAACGAGCTACCTGCAGCACCAACCGAAGTTCAGCTTGAGTTTGATTTCAACGCTGACGACGACGTATAGACCGAGGAGAAAACAACATGGTCCAAACCTATATCATCGAAAACGTAGAAGCCCTGTGGCCTAAGCTAGACCGTACTTATGTGTTCGACCAGAAGGTCAAACGTAGTATGCCTTGCGATCCACGCGATCAAAACGCCGAGTTCTCTTGTGGCTTCCGCATGGACAACGCTACAGCTAAGTCCTTGTTCACTGCAATGAAGGCTCACTACATGGCGAACAAAGAAGACAAATGGCCTACCAAGTTGGAAAATCCGTTTGTCAAAGACGACGGCGGTACGTACACGCATAAAACAAACATCAAAGGCGCGTACAAAGGCGAGGTCACTGCGACACCAAACCAGTTTGATTCTCAGGGTAATACGTTACCTAATGACTTTCAGCTTACGACTGGCAGCACTATCAGTCTCGCCGTATCTTTCTACGCGTATGACTTTAACGGTAAGCAAAATGTGTCGCTCCGCTTAAAGGGTGTGCAGGTTATCAAGTACGTTCCACGCGAAGCCAGCAATCCGTTTGGCACTGTGGAAGGCGGTTTTGTGCTCGAAGATGCAAATCCATTTGCAACTAAGCCTAAATCAAATAATGTGCTAGAACAAAAAACCGTCGCAGTAGACGACGATGACGATGACTTCGACGAAGCGCCAGTGAAAAGAACCGCAGCTAAAGCGGCACCCGCGCCTTCCGATAACGACGAACTAGATACACTCGTCGATAATTGGGACGACTAATACCCTACACCACGGCTGCTTCGGTGGCCGTGGTTAACCTTTCGACATTGAGTGGTAGCAATGAATACAAAAAGTTTTTTAGACTTAGTGCTAGGGCACGAAGGGTACTACTGTGTGTGGGCTAATAGGCACGTCCCCGGTAGAAAAGACCCTGACATCAAACAAAAGTTTTATTCGTCCGTGGGCGAGTTACTAGAGGCAGCAAGAGATTTAGACGCTAACGGGTGGAATGCTTTCTTTGCCCTAGGCACTTACGAGGAAGCTGGCTCCCGCAAGGCAGACAACGTCAAGTGGATGAAGTCCTTCTTTTTGGATTTAGATTGTGGGCCGAGCAAAGAGTTCCCGACACAGCGCGAAGCGTTGAAGGAGTTACAGGCGTTCTGTAAACAGCATAAGCTGCCGCGCCCTACAATCGTAAACTCTGGTGGTGGTCTACATGTGTATTGGGTGTTGTCTGAAGGGGTATGCCGTGATGACTGGTGGTCTGTAGCGGAACGCCTGAAGAGGCTATGTGCAGATAGTGGTCTCGCGGCTGACCCGTCGGTTACATCTGATGCTGCTAGAGTTTTACGTGTGCCAAGCACACACAACTATAAGTACGACACTCCGCTGGAGGTGAAGTTTTTTGGGTTGGAAGCGCCATCGGCGGTAGACTTTGATGCGTTCTCTGAGTTGTTAGGGGGTGACCCGATACCAGTCCCCCAGAAGTATGAAACCGCCGCAACAAGTGCGTTTAGAGATGCGCTGTACGAAAACCAGCAAGGTAGTTTCCAGCGGTTGCTCGACAGAACCGATAACGGTACGGGCTGCGCCCAGATTACACATATTATAGAGAACCAAGACACCATCACGCACGATTTGTGGAGGGCAGGATTATCAATAGCTAATGTTTGCACAGACGGGCAGCAAGCTGCACATAAGATGTCTCACCTACACCCCGACTACGACGCCGGTGCCACCATACGTAAGATGGAAGACACAGGTGGCCCACAATACTGTGGGACGTTCGAGCGGTATAACCCAGACGGTTGTGAGGGATGCCCTAACAAAGGTAAAATATCAAACCCTGCGATGCTGACCAAGGAGATTGCCGAGGCGGCTCCAGAGGATAACATCGTAGAGGCAGAAGTCGGCGGAAAGACCAAGACGGTAGCAGTACCTACGTTCCCTAAGCCGTACTTTCGAGGGCGTACAGGTGGTGTGTATGTACGTGGCACCAACGCAGACGGTGATCCTGAAGAGCTATGCGTATACCACAACGACTTCTACGTTACACGGCGGCTGCATGACGTGGAGCTGGGTGAGGTCATAGCCTTTGCACTGCACCTGCCGAGAGATGGCGTCCGTGAATTTGTTGTGCCGCTGTCTTCAATTACATCACGCGAAGATTTTCGCAAACACATGTCCATGCAGGGCATAACAACTTTTGGGAAGGACGTAGATAAGCTCATGACATATACAGCCGCTTGGATTAATGAACTACAGCAGACAACAACTGCCAGCGAGGCACACCAACAGTTCGGTTGGGTCAACGACGATACTATGGAAGAATTTGTACTGGGCGACCAGCTTATCACTGCGAGTGGTCCCGAGTATAACCCGCCATCCAGCAAGACCGCAGGGTTGATAGACGCGTTCAAACCTAAAGGCACTATGGAGCGGAGCAAAGAGATACTAGATTTCTACAACCGCGACGGTATGGAGCTACAACAGTTCACAGTTTGCGGCGGGTTCGGGACTATCTTGATGCCTCTTACAGGGCTGTACAGCTTAGGTGTTCACCTGTTTGGTTCTACTGGCGGTGGTAAAACAACGGCTATGTTTGCAGGGACATCTATATGGGGTGACCCTAGGCCACTGACGTTGACGAAGAAAGACACAGAAAACTCTCGTATGAACCGCGCCGAGGTGATGCACAACATCGGGTTGAACACGGACGAGATGACAAACATGCGTGGGCAAGCAGTGTCCGACTATGCCTATCAACTATCCGAGGGTACGCAGAAAAACCGCATGGCTGGCGGTGGCAACATGGAACGTGTCAGGGGTAAGCCTTGGCGTCTTTTGGCGTTCTCTACGGGCAACGTGAGTATGTATGCACAGATGGCTATGGCTAAGGGCGACGTGAAAGCTGAGATGCAGCGGCTCTTAGAGCTACGGGTAGATGAGATGCCCCGCGCAGATGTGGACCCGTTAGAAGCTGAGAACATGTACAAGGATGTGCAGAACAATTACGGGCACTTCGCGCCAATCTATATAGAGTATATCATCAACAACAAAGAAGCTGTTGCTAAGAAGTATGCGGACATCAAGGTGAAGCTGGATAAGAAGGCTGGCCTAGATAACAAGAACCGTTTCTGGTCCGGTGGCTGTGCGGCTATCCTTACCGGTGCATCCATAGCTAAGAAGCTGGGTATAATAGACTATGACTTGAAGAAGTTGTACCAATGGGTTGCAGCAATGCTCGTTCGGGTTAAGTCTTTCGTGGATGACAGTACGTCTTCTGTACCAACTTTGGTCACTGAGTTTGCGACGGAGAACTGGGGCAGCATCCTGAAGATTAAAAGCACTGAGAGTGCACGCACTGCAGACGGTATTTCTCCGCTTGTTATCCCCGAGCAAAACCCCCGTGGTATGTTTGTGGCACGGTTCGAGACAGACACAAGCATGTTCTACATTGTACCAAAAGCGTTTAAGACATGGCTTGGGGAACAGAAGCTGGACTACACTTCTACGGTTGACGGGATGGTAGCGCAGATGGGGGCCAAACGTGTGCAGATGCGCCTTAGTAAGGGTACTAACTTTAACTTGCCCCCGATACGCGCCATACAAGTGAAGCTAGAGGGTTTCGATGGTATACCAGAAGCCGCTGAAGGTTGATGACCTAAACCCTGACACCATAAAGATCATTATAGATTGGTCTTCCATGGTTGTCGGGGCATCTGTATTTATCCCCTGCGTGGATAGCGTGAAAGCCAAAGAGCAATTACATAAGATAATAGCAGCTAAGGGCTGGAAAGCCGAGATACGTACCCGCATAGAAAACAAGATGTTTGGGGTTCGCATATGGAGAACGGTGTGATAGCCTACACGGGACAGGCTTGGACACTTGTCGCTCTCCTTGACTTTAGCCCCCGCCTAAACAGCGGGGGTTTTTTACTGGCTATACTCGCGGAGAAGCTGATCTATGGCTGCTTGGTATGTCGGACTTATAGAGATACCGTTGTATTTGCGCATATCTACTGAAGTTTTCCTGTGTTGCTTCAACGAACGCTGCAGATATTCCATATCTATACGTGCCTCTGGGTGTCTACGACTGAACTCCCGCATCTTGGTACGTATATTTTGTAGCTCGCTATAATCTCTCACGCGTTGCGCGACGTAATATTTCTTGCTTAGGGCAGAACGTCTTTGGGTCACGGCGATGTCAATACTCTTGATATTGTTACTTTGCTCTTGACGGAACGTCAGCTCTGTTGGCTGGAACCCGAAGAATATACCCGCAAGCTCCCCACCAGTCATGTCGTCATAGATAGGGTCTTTCCGGCGTGTGAAGGCACCGCCCTCCTGCTGGTAACGTCCGAAGGATGCTTTCCATGCGTTAGCCATCCCTGCAGGAAGCATTTTTTCGATACCGAGCTGGGTCTCTCCGTTGTATAAGTCGCTACCCCCACGATACAACCTACTCGCAACACTAAGCGCGGGGCCACCAAGATAGAATCCTACTGTTTCTTCCAAAGACGGGTCGTTGTTGTAGCGGTTCTCTTGGAT